AGCGTAACGTACACGAAGTGTATGGATCTGACCAACTGGGCCTGTCATTGGCTGAACACCAACTAGCTCGTTAGCAATTACTGTAGGCATTACACGTCTGATAACAGGTAGGATTACACGGTTAAGTGTAGCCACGTTACCAGCAGATGTTGCGCCTGCTGTTGCACTCTCTTGCAAGTGCTTCTTAGTGTTTTCTAGTGTAGCAGCCATTACAGACTTCTTGTTACCGTCAAGGCCTTCAAGAAGAGCTGTCTTGGTATCCTGCCAGCGTGATTCTAATAGTTCTGACATCATTTTCTCCTTAGTTTAATCCAGCTAGACGGCGTAACTCAAGTACATTTGAATCGTCTGCTTTTTGTGTCATATTTTTTGCTTGTTTCTTATCGCCTGTGACTTCTTTACCTTCTGAAAGCACTGCTTTGCGTGGTGCTGGCTTATTGCCATCAATCACGTTAGGTAGGTACTTTTCAAAAGACTGGCGAAGCCTGTTAGTCTGAACACCTTCCAAAAGATCTGTCATAATCTCTTTTTGATCCCTGCTTAGGGGACTTGTAAGTTCTGACATAATCTCTTTTCTGCGTGACGACTCAACTAGTTTCTCATAATCTTTGTTACGAGATTCAGCTAGGTTCTTTGCTTTAGCAGCAAATGCCTTTGCTTCTGAAAGTTGAGCTTCTTTTGCTTTAATGACTTTCATCATCTTAGCAGTTTCACTCTTTTCATTCAAATAGCTGTTTGAGTACTCTGAAGCAAAGGCTTCAAACAACTTGCGACCGAAGTCGTTTCTGCGAGCCTCTTCAATATCTTCTTTCAACTGGCCAATTTCGCCACGTAGGGCTCCGTCAACAGTTTCTGATATTGCTTTAGCACTTCTTTCAATAAAGTCTTTCTTAACCTTACCGAAGTGTGTCTTCGCTTCACGGACTAGGCGTACCTTTGTCTCAGCTAGATCTTTCTTGTCTTCATAGAACTCTGCAATTTCATGTGCAAGAGCGTCAACTACAAATTCTTCCAGCTTAGCAATCTTTGATTCCTGCGCCTTCTTGTCTTCGTGTAGTTCTGCAACTTCTGACTTCAACTGTTCCATAACAAAGCTCTTTAGTGTCTTTGCGTTTTCACGCATTGCTACCGCGTACTTTGCTTTGGCTTCTGCAAGCTGCTTGCGATCTTCTGCAAACTCTTGGATTTCATCAGCTAGTCTTTCGCTCAACATCTGATCAATAGCTTCTACCATTGTCTGCTTGTCGTGCTCATACTTTTGTGCAAACTCTTCACGAAGTTCAGCAGTAACCTGTTGGCGATTTTCTTTGATCTTCGCGTCCCAAGCTTCTTGTAGTTCTGCTTTCACTTCTTCTGATACTGCATTGCTCTCGAAGAGTGATTTTAATGCGTCCAACATATTATTCTCCTCGCTTATCGGAGCCCGCTTATTATATTTAATAAGCTCTCTTTAAGATATTTCTGTGCCTTTGGATCGTGTTTCGCAGCCTCGGCAAGTTCGTATGCTTTCATACCACCTCTTGTGTTCATCATGTGTTCATAGATTGCAGTTGGGTAAGCACCCGGTGCGCTTGGCTGGGCTACACAGTCAACGGTAATAATTTCAAAGTCTGAAACTGAATTACTACCGTCTTCTGATACGTTACCTGAACCCCTAGAAGAGACACCTAGCTTAACGCCTGCTTCAAGCATCGTCTTCACTAGGTTCCCCATTGGTGTCGGTAATATTTTTAATTTACCATAGCCGTTTGGTCCATCCATCCACATCTCTGTGATCATATGGCTTACGCGGTCTAGGTTAATGTTGAGACCTTCTGGATGATCAACTTCTCCGAGAACTGAATATCCTCCTGTGATCTGATCATTGAGAGTTTTGACAGCCCTGCCAATTTCGTTTACAGGATACACACGCTGGTTAGCGTTGCGTACACCGCCTTGAATACAAACACCTTTCATATAAAGATCTTTGCCTTCATTAGCAGACTCAATCACCATGTTCGCTTGATCGAATGTCAAATTCTCTTGTAAAGTTCTCATCTAACGTCCCTATTACTTCTTTTTACTGCCGCCAACTACTGGCTTGGTATAAGCTCCAGATTCGCCTGAACCCTTCTTTTCTGTGCCGTGTCCTTTAGGCTGAGCCTTCATAGACTTGCTTGCTTTACCGCCTGGCTTGTTAACGTTACCAGCGTCTTGGTCTTTAGCGTTTAGATCGCCTAGACCAGCATGGTCGCCGTTACTATACTCGTCGCTTCTTGCGATGTTGTCTGTAGTACCGTCTCCCATTTTGTTTGGACTTGCTACTGTTGACTTAGTGTTAGTGCCGTTATCGCCACCAATCTTTGAGCCTAGGTCGCCGCCCTGAACCTTTTCTACGTATTCACGCATTTCTTCGCCTGATGTCTTTTTCTTAGCATCTTTCTTAGCGTCTTTCTTGTCGTCTTTCTTGTCATCTTTCTTAGCTTCGAATTGGAAACTTTCGTCTTCTTCCTCTTCGTCACCTTCTTCGTCTTCTTCGTCATCGCCGAAGTCGCCTTCTTCGTCGTCGCCGTCACCTGGCATAAAGCCCATGTCGTCTTCGCCGCCTATCATTTTGTCAAACTCTGCTTTGAGTTCGTCAAGTGCGTCTTCTAGGTCAACTACGCGATCTTCAACGTCGCCTTCTTCGCCTTCGCCGCCCATGTCAAAGTCAACTTCGTCGTCTTCGCCATCTTCTGCGCCAAGGTCGCCGATCATGTCATCAGTAGCGTCGCCGCCCATCATGTCGTCGTCAGCTTCGACTTCAAACTCGTCTAGGTTAAAGTCTTCGTTATAACCTTCTTCGTCATCGTCTTCGTCTTCATCTTCTTCTGAAGCTTCTTCCATTTCTTCGTCTTCGTCGTCGCTTTCTAGAAGTGACTCATAGATGCTGCGTGATTTCTCAACTACAATTTCGTGGAATAGATCTTGTGCGCCGTCGCGGTCCTCATTGATGAGCCGTTCTAGCATTTGTTCGAATTTACTTAAATCTGCCATTTGTGTTCTCCTGTTACAAAATGTACCTATGGTAAGGCTGTCAATTGTATTTAACAAGATTCATTAAAATAGCAGATAAAGGCGCTCAAAACGGCTCGTTTTGAGATATGCACTCGTGCGGTAGGATATTACAGAACTCATCTACGTGGATAGTATTAAAGTTCTCAAAGTTATTTAGCTCCGGCGGGCAGTAATTATCAGGCTGGATAACTCGTGTGTATTGTATTCCTGGGTTGTCTTTTATTACTTGACAAGTCTGTTTTAACCAGTTACCATAGTACGTAGCCTTTGCTTCTGACTGTTTATAGTTTTGGGTATCGGCGAAAATGTTATTAATATTCTTGCCGTTATTAGTTCCTTTATAGTCAAACCCTAAGATGTATATGTGTTTCTTTTGGTGACTGCTTGCTAGGAACATTGCTGAGGGACCTGAACTCCATCCTAGACGAGGTTCTATAAATCTAAAGCCATTATAGTTTCTATTACTTTTTCTGAAGTTAGTCCAGGTTGGATGTTTATGCTGGTAGCCCGATTGAGCTATTTCAGCGACCATTTTAGCATCAACTGCTATTAAATGATCTACAACGTCTGTTCTGTATACTGCATTACAAGCGTAAACAGGTCCGTTTTTTCTTAATTTTTGTATGTCTACTGGGGCTCTACTTGTACCGTTACCTAAAACAAACGCAACTTCTTCCATAGATCATAGTGCCTCTTCTTCCCCAGTGCCGCCATACATTTGTTTAACATGCACAAGATCTTTCTCTTGTTCTTTTTTGTGCAGTTCGCTAGATTTTCTTATTCTGTTGAGCTGACCTAGTGTTAACCTAGTTTTCCGAGTGTCTGATTTCTTAACTGGAGTTTGATCGTGTTGAGGCTCGTAAGAATCGTCTTTCGTCGGTTCGGTAGTTTCAGGGTCAAAGTAGAAAAGTTCACGTAGTATCATAACTGTATTTATATCGAGCCGCCGATATCTCCGTCACCACCGCCGGCTTCGCCGCCGCCTGGTGCTTCGTCTGTAGTTGATAGCGGAGGTTCACCGTCACCGCCGAAATCGCCACCAGTGTCATCAACTTCGTCCTCAAGACCATCAAGGTCGCCTTCCAGGCCACCGCCTGTAACGCCGCCACCTTGTAGCTCGTCAGCAGCATCGCCTGCACCAGTGTCTAGCTCGTCTTCGTTCTCTTCTCTCCACAGGCGCTCGTTTTCTGCAACTTCTTCTTCGGTTAGGCCTAGGAAACGCTTGAGTGCAAAGCGATTTGATATAAACGGAATAGCTGACATCTGCGTAAACGTAGGAATACGAGCATTGTCAATTTCACTTTGACGATAAGCAGCAAAGTTCTGTGGTGGTTGGAACTTTAGATCAAACATCGACGTATCAATGTTTACACCTTTTTCCAGCAAGTAACGCTTGAACTCTTGGTCAAAACCTTCTATCAGCAGCCCTTGTAGACGCTCACAGTAGGTGTTAAAGCGGAGTTCCTGTATGTAGGCAGTGCCTACTCGGCCATCATTGTATTGGCTGCTTGAATCTTCAGCACCTGTTGGCAGGTATGAGCTAGGAATGCGCAATGCTCTAACCATCTTGTTAGTAAAGTAACGAAGGTCGTCAATTTCGCCAAGGTTAGTACCGCCTGGTAGTGTTTCAACTTTAGACCCACGACCTTCTGCTGTTTGCGGGAAGAAGTAGTCTTCGTTGATCGAATTTTTAACAAAGATACCACTTTCGATAGCAAACGTGTGATAGTTGTGCCATTTTTCAGTACCGTCTATGGTAATAGTTCCTGTATCTCGATTAGACACTACTTCTATTTTTACTACTTTGTGGTTAAACTGATCGATCTCTTTTACAAACTGTTTCCAGTTAGTGTATCCGTTTTTCTTAAGAAGTCGATTTAGTTTGCTATAACCAAATCGCGTAAAGTCAATCTTACACTGAGCGTTCTTATAATCAAGAGCAACTGAATTTTCTTTCTTTAATAGATCCAGTAACTGTTTGTTATTGTCACAAAGATTAATTACAGTGTTCTTGTTTGTTGACTGAGTTTTAACTATGTCCACTACTATCTGTAACATTTCAAATGTCAAACGCAACGATTGATTTTTTATTTTAACTCTAGATTCCAAGTTTTTTACCACTTGTTGCATCGCAGCTGGATTACTATTAAGGTAGTCTCTTCTAGATTTGCCAGCGTTCTCTTTATAACTGATCATAGTCGCAGTATCGTTCTGTCTCATCCACACTGATCTCTGTTGTGCTGACCTAATATTGTAAAGAGCTGATTGTCTTTCTACAATAGTCATATTCTTCCAATGTGTTTTTAACGTATTAGAAATCTTTCCTGTAACTAACTGAAATTCTTCTTCTGATAGATTAGACCAGTAATCTGATTTATTTGCAGCATGGTACTGTATGTGATCAGCTTTATTCATGTATTGAAGATTACGTGGATCGTTATTAAAGCGATTATAATCTTGGTGATGTATTACTGCTTTAGACTTTCCTACATTTTGTTCAAGGTATGTAAATTCCTGATGTTTGCTCAAGTTTCTAAAAAACTCGCCTACAACTCGATGAGTCCACATCCATTCCTTCTTGCTATGATCCCAAACTTGCTCATAGTCATTAGATTTAGACGATATCTTTTTGTTTCTTTTATTAAAAGATATTAAACTATCAGTTTCGACGATGTCCTTGGCCTCTACCATACCTTTTCCAAATACTGGTATCTTGTGGTCTGGGGTACAAACTAAAGTTTCGCCATTATCAAATGTTAATTGAATAGTTTGTGTATTTCTGCGAGTAATACCAGCCCAGTTAATTACGCCTGGCGCTATTTTGCCAGTCACAGGATCACAACTGTATGCCCAGTTTTCTTTTCCTTTCTCAAATTCTGCAATTAACTCAGTTAATGCTAATGTTCTTCCGTCAAGTAGAGGAATCCTTGTAGATAAATCCAAACAGAGAGGATTGTAGCTCGAGTCAATTACGTTTTGTCCGCCCCCTGTCTGACTTGGAATGCGTCTTTGGTGTATTTCAGTTTTTACTCGCTCAACAAATTGCATCGCAAGGTGGCTTGGCATATTACCAACATCAACGTAAAATACACGACGCTCTGGTGCACGTTGCACACGATAGATAATAATCGCATCCTCAAGCAACTCTTTCTGCTTGTAGACTTTGAATATAGTTTCTAACAGGCTGTTACCAAATGGATAGTTGACATCTAGTCCTTCGCTCATTGACAAGTGAACTACGTTTTCAGCAGAAACAGCAATTTCTGTTTGGTCTAACGAGAATCTAGTACCTGCTATGCCGCCTGCTGTATTCTGTCCAGACAGGTAGCCCTGCGAGCTTCCGCCCTTATTATAAGAAGTAGCGTGATCGCCTACGTGACCTTCTTGTGGGTAAGGAGCAGTTGCTACCAACTCACCAAAGTTTAGATTGAAGTCTTTAACGATATACTGTTCAGGTGTTTTACCTTCACTTTCGTTAACAATAATTTTTGTTAGGTTACTTGGGTCAACATGGAATAGCTTTTTAGTTTCTGGATCACGTACAAAGATTTGATCACCGTACTTAAACGTGTTTCGAATAATACGAAACATTCTTGTGTCAAGTTTGTTTAGCTTATACCATTGCTGTAGATACTTTTGAAGAACAGTGGTTTCGGTTGTGCTAGCGTTTTGTTTAAAGTTGATAATAAAGCTAGTGCCGTTTTGACTGTCTTTCTGTGTACAAAACTCTGCAAGAATATCAAGAGCAGCATTTACTTCGCTGTCTTGATCCATAGTATTGTACTGGTTATATCTTTCGATACGGTTCGGGGACCCTGTGTACACATCTGGAAGATGTGAAGTATAATTTCTTGTGGCTGGTCCTGGCATTGAGCCACTTTGTCCACCGAGCGGCGAGAAACTGCCTGTGCTGTTGTTCCCAGTCGGAACCGGTGTAAAATGTTTTTTCCAGCTCATGTTATTGTGAATCCCTTATTTCGTTTATTGATCTGAGTGTACGCTTGTTTAGGTTTTTTATCTCTTCCAAAACTCTTATCAAGTCAGTTGTATTTACGTCGTTTTCTTTCTTCGACTTGTCCATTTGGCCTAACAAGTCGCCTGCGTTGTAGTCTGAGCCGCCTGAACTTCCGCCACGAGACCTACCTCGGCCAAAGCCTCCGCCACTGTCTCCTTTAAGTTCTTTGTTCAAATCTGCTATTGCTTCAGTTAGTTCTTCTATAGCTTCTGCATAGTCAATTACGTTATCAACGTCGAGATTCTTTAATCCCATAGTACCGTTATTGTCTGATCCCATGCTGCTGAATACAGCCTGGAAGTCTTTAACTGACTGCAAGTTACGTTTAAGATTTTGATGATTGATATTCTCATCTGCAAAGTCTTGTAATTTTTCTAATGGAGAATCACTAAACCATCCTGAGATACTGCTTGCAATTGATCCTACAGCACTCATAGCACTGCCTGCACCAACAGCGGTCATTGCTTCGGCGTAAGTTTTAAATGCTCGTGCATTTAATTCAATCTGGTTAACTTGCTGTTCGGTTATCTTGTGTTCTGAGAATTCTTTTAATTTTTCTACTGGAGATTGGCCGCCGGTGAGGATGTTTAACCCTTCCCCGATATTTCCAATAAACGATCCGAACCCTGCTACAGCTGACCCAACTCCAAATGCTGCTAATGCACCAGACATTACTAGAAGGCCTTTGCCCACGTCAGCCAAAGTTTCGCCGTCGAGGTCTTCAAACTTCTTCATGCCTTCAACAAACGTCGGCAGAAGTTTACCAGTTATCCATGCTGCACCTGCTATACCTGCACCGATTGCAGTAATTACTAAGCCGATGTTTACTGCGCCGGCGATGACCATCGGATTAGCAAACGCTACCAATCCGTTTGCTACGCCTCCAAGGATTCCTCCAGTTAGGTTACCCAGCATTCCGCCTAGTCCCCTGCCTCCTCTGCCTCTAGATCTGCCACCAGCTGGCGCTGCGTTTGATGCTGCTCCGGCAGCGCCGCTAGCTCCCATGCGAGATACTATTGCATCTTTGGCAAGCAAAGCGGCGATAGAAGTTCCAAGTACTCCTAAAACATAAGGGTTAGTAAACAAAGATTTAAGGCCACTGCCAACAGACTTTAAGAGACCGTCGCCAATGTCTGACCACATCTTATCTAACGTTCCTGACGGATCTTTACTGAACGCAGTCAACCATGTATTAAGACTGTCAGTAAATGACGTCAAGTACTTGCTTAGTCTGCCCATTACCTCTGGTTTATTGAGAATGCCCAACACATGATCAATAGACCTAGCAAATGCGTCGAGTATACCGCTTTCAATAAACAATCTAGCAAAAGATGATCGTACACTAGCAAGAGTCTCGTTAAAATTAGCCATCACGCCAACTGACGCTGATCTACTTTTCTGTTCTTCTTTAGATGCTTCAATTTCTGCTTCTACTGCTGATACTAATTCGTTGCCAGTTTTATCACCAAACTGTGCTAGATCGATGCCCAAGTTGCCTAACATTTCTGCTAGCTCTGCTCCGATACCTTCGCCAGACGCTACACCAGCCGACAGTACGTTCTCCATACCTCGTGCACTTTCTAGCTGAGCGGCGGTAATCTCTGCCATTCGTCTGCTGCTCATAGCCGCATAGTCTGACGTTGTTACTTGGGCGTTCATAGCATCTTCTGCTGATCGACGTATACCAGTAGCAGCTTCTCCCATAGTTGCTTCAAACAACTGAGTTGCTCTGGACATCGGAGGCATACCCAAGACTACTTCTTTGAATCTTGCGGCTGCGGCTGGACCGGCAGCGGCCGCCTCTGCCATTCCTTTCATGACTTTTTCTTGTTCGTCGGCGCCCATCTTTGATAGTTTAAGCTGGAACGCTACGTCGTTTTGTCTTGCCTGTTGTTCTTCTTTTAGCTTGTCTACTGATTCGCCAGTAAGTTTTGAAAGGGTTTGAAGTGTAGTAGCATAAGATGCTGCCCGTTCAGCTACTTGTTTGGTGTTTCTGTTTTCTACCCTACCTTGAGTACGAGTTAGGTATGCGTAGTCGATCATGGCTTCGTTTATTTCTTCGAAGTTGAAACCCATGTTTAACAATTGAGTACGTTGAGCTCCTAACTGATCAGTCATGTTAGCCATTGCTTTTGCACCTTTAGTCGCTGTTCCGCCTAGTGCTGCTAACTTGTCAGTGTTGTTTTGTATTATTCCAGTAAAGTCTTCAAGACTCAATCTTGCTGTTGCAGAAGTATATCGTAACTCATTAAGGTTGTTGTTAAAAGCTGCACCTGACGACGACAGTGTTTGAAATGCCGAAAAGGAATCATCGATGTACTCTGACAGAACAGATATATGCTGACCGATTAAAGGTATGTGTTGAGTAAAGCTAGCTAGTTCTGTGCTGCCTGTGAATAGCTGCTGAGTCAATCCAGAAATACTTTGAACAAACGCACTCAGAGTCCTTGTAACTACGCCAAGTGTTACAGCATATCTTTTAGCAGCCTTGGTTGCTTTTTTAGTAGCTTTTGTGTTCTTTTCTTTTTCTTCTGCGGCTTTCTTTGTAGCGTCGTCAAGATCTCGAATAGATTTTTTATACTGCTCGTTGGCTTTCTTAACAGCCATCTTACTATCGGCGCCGGTCTTGTTGGCCATTAGCTCCATTGTAGCTAAAAGTCGCTGAAGCGTTACTTCAGACGCTATGCCTGTGTCGCCACCGACGTTATCAATGTTAACTGAGTCTACCACTTTAAGGATTCCTGGTTATATACGTACATAAATAAGTGTAACGTATAGTTATATTGTATTTATCAGGAGAACAAAATGGCAGAAATGCACGCGCCAAATCAGGGTTCAAACCCCTTACAGAAGTACTTTAGACAGCCAAAGATCTATGTCTCGCTGCCTAGTTCCGGCGAATTCTACCCGCAGGGAGTGCTGGACAAGACCGAAAACAATGAATATCCGGTGTATGCAATGACAGCTAAAGATGAACTGACTATGAAAACACCTGATGCATTGTTGAACGGTGAAGCAACAGTTAGTGTTATCGAGAGCTGTATGCCTAATATCAAAGACGGTTGGAAAATTCCGAGTCTTGATCTAGACGCAATATTAATTGCTATCAGGATTGCAACCTACGGTGAGATGATGGATCTACACATTAAAGTTCCTGTAACAGGCGAAGAGAAAACATTCCAAACAGACCTGCGTGTAATGCTTGACAGCCTAAACGCTGCTGAGTACAACAACGTAGTTGAGCTCGACGGTATGAAGGTTATTCTTCGTCCTCTTACCTACAGAGAGTTTACTGAACTGAGCATCAAGACGTTCGAAGAGCAGAGAATCTTCAGCATTGTAAACGACGACGACATGCCAGAGGAAGAAAAACTATTGGCTTTCAACCGCAGCTTCACTAAGCTAACTGACATGACTGTAGGAACACTTAAAGCAAGTATTGCCGCTGTTCAGTTTGAAGACCAAACAGTTACTAACAAAGAGCACATCAGCGAGTTTGTTGACAATGCTGACAAGGACTTGTTCAAAAAAGTTACAGATCATCTAGAGACACAAAAAGAAAGTTTCTCAATCAAGCCTATGGTAGTTGACGCTACTGAAGAAGAGATCGAAGCTGGGGTGCCAGAGACATACGAGATTCCAATTACGTTCGATCAAACAAATTTTTTCGGATGAGGGTTTTATCATGGTCCGTCAAACAGATCCTCGACGAGGTTAAAACCCTAGACGGTCAATCCAAGCAGTTTAAAGCAGAGCTAACAAAGATGTGTTGGTTTATGCGAGGAGGACTAACACTCGAAGAGGCCTACTATCTGTGTCCAGAAGATCGAGAACTAATAGCAGATCTCATAGAAGACAACTTAGAGAATACGAAACGCTCAGGGATGCCTTTCTTTTAAGAGTTAAAGTAATTACAGAGCACTTACAAACGTAGGTGCTTTTTTTTGACTATACAATCTCATCTAAGAGAATTCACAAACAGAATATTAATCCAGAGCTATCCATTTATGCAATTGCGAAGCTACTGTATATGTGTTTGCTTCGCCAACACAAGTTTTTCGCTTGCGCTCAAACTATTGTTTCTTTTGTATTTGTGTTTTAAAGTGTATGAATTAAGTGGTTAAGCAAGACACGAAGTGTATTGTTCTTATATTCATCTAGATAGAGGAGCCATAATTCACCCGTACTAGGGGTGAAATTAATGGAGAAAACAGATTTCATCTGAGTGAGCATCACCATCTTAACAAAAGAGATTTGTATTTCTACAACAGAGGCGGTTGACCGGTACCCCTTACTCTAGCTTCACATATCAACGGAAGGTAGTTAATTCTTGTTAAGCAGAATCACTTGCCCCTGGGTTGTTTCTTTTTCACAGAGCCCATATCTTTTAAGCCTTGAGTTAGCATTTGCCTTTCAGTTCATCAACTCCGTCGACGTTTACACGCAAACTCTTGATGAGTCGAGCAGCCCCGAC